GGAAATAAAAATCGTATTGAGTAATACCAAAATAATCACTCATCACTATTTTATTTTCACACAGATGACGAAGCACACTGTTTTCATTAAATCCATTTTTTTGTAGTTCTGGATAATAAATTGGCAGTTCCCACTCCTTTATAACTCTGTATTTTGAGGAATCGTATATTTTTGATATAGTCTCATTAACTGCAACAAACGTGAGATGTGATCTTTCAGAAGGGGTTAGTTCCTTATAGTTATCATCATTAATCGTATTATGAAATACAACGAAAATTTCAAGAGACATATTTTTCTATATTTTAATATTACTTTGTGTTAAGGCTCTTTAATGGATCCGAAACAGTGCCCCTGGTGTCAGAGGTGGTGCCTCAAAGATGATGCGTGTAATTATATTTTTGCATGTGGCCTAGAATCAAAAGGGCAATTTGTTGTTGGTGCAGGTTGTGGCGGGTCATGGTGCTGGCAATGTGGCAAAAAGTTCTGTGGGCCTTATTATCTTCCAAATGGTCAAAAGGCATCAACGGCAAAAGAACAGCATACTTCTACATGCTGTCCAAATACAGATGAGTACTGTTCAGGAGGTCATAACAGCCACTGTGAAAAAAGATGGAGATGATAAGATGAAAGTGTGGGTCTGCCTCCTGGCCCACTAGTCAGTCCACGACAACGCGGAAAAATCTGAGTATCTATAAGAAAGATGGCACGTGGTAGCGCCCCTTACACATTGGCTGGCCTCGCACTTGTATTTATTATATTAATTATTGCACTTCCTATTGCCAAGGCATATCTGGGCCCTTTATCCTTCGGTTCTGGTAGCACACTAGGTTTTTCCGATCTCACCTGTAAGGATTATGCGAAGCCTTGCCCAGAAGGCTACTTTTGCCAGCAGGAGAAGTGCACATCAATCTTTCCTCGTGTATAAGAGTTTTTAATTATATAGTTTAATGATAAAGTTAAGACATTATATCTCTTAACTTTGGTATTAATCACTTGACAATACAATTATGGCAGCAAAGTTCTAAGCATTATCAATTGTAGTAGACTTTGTCTCCTCTGAAGCCAATCGCTCCATCTTACGAGCTAGAGCTAGATCTGCAGGGCCGTTAAAAAGAGCGCTTGTTGCCTCTGTTACTGTACCAACATTCCCATCCTGTGTTGCAACATCATGTGTTGCAACATCGCTTGTCGGCTCAAGAGACATATTAAAAACTGACTTAACACTCTTTGAGCCCTTTACCTCGGGGTTCTTCGTATAGAACTCGTCCAGTTTCTCCTCATTTTCATTCTTCATCTTCATAAGCTTATTGAGTTCCTCATTCGCATACTCCTGATTAGGAATCTGGTGAGGAGAAGGATCCCATGCGAGCCACTTACCAACATCGCCAATGAGAATATTAAACTTAGGATCCTTACGCTGAAGTTTCTTTGCACGTGTCTCAGCCTCAAAAGATGTATCATATACTCCACGAACCTTCAGGCCACGAATTGTTGTCTGAAAGTTATTTTTCGCGAAGAATTCATCCTCTAGACGTGTCTGATTCTTAAATAAGAACTCCTCGTAATCCTCATTAATCTTGGTTAGATTAATTTCATTCTTATTCTTTGTTAAATATCCCTTATAGGAATCAAGGACATTTTCTACACTAAAATTCTTAACAGCGTTACGACACTTCAAAGCAACACCAGAAAGATCTTCAGCATCAAACTTATCAGCCTGCTCGAACAGCATCTTACGCACTGAAAGGATCTGTTCAGCAAGATACTTCTCCAGATTCTTAGTCTTCCAAGAAATCTCATAATCCTTTACGAATTCATTAAAGAAATGAACATCCTTTTTGGCAAGTACCTTCTCTGGTGAAAGGAAAGACAAGAGGACATAACGCTGACCGCGGATTTCATCATCCTCATCTAGAAAATCTGGTTCACTTGAACGACTCATTTGTCGTAATATATCAATATAATAACACTCTCTTTACGCACCTTTTTGTAGCGTCAAGTGTATCCAATTTTATAGAATATTTTCTTCGGCTTAAATATAAGCAAATGGACGGCTATTTTGGTGAGATTGTTACTCGCGCTATTAAGTATCTGATTGAGGGCCTTGTAATTGCGGCTGCCGCTGTTTTTATCCCTCGCAAGGCGCTACCTCTGGATGAGGTTGCATCTCTAGCCCTGCTCGCCGCGGCGGTGTTCGCCATTCTGGATGTCTTCGCCCCCTCCGTTGGTGTTACGGCCCGCCAGGGTGCCGGCTTCGGTCTGGGTGCCAACCTCGTCGGTTTCCCTATGCGCGGTTAGATCCCACAATGAATTAGTTATTAATTAATATTAAATAATCTCTTTTTACGTATTCTTAGAAGCCATAAAAAATTGATTAGCAGCAGATTATTAGCACTCTGTAAGGAAAAATGAGCGATAGCATTGTAGATACAATTACCCCTCTTGAGGAGTTGATTACTCTTCTTAAGGAAATTGACGAGGATCCCTTACTAGAGGACGATGATGGCGAGAGTGATAAATATCTTATTAATTCATTAGCATCGAGCCTAGCATGCGACGCATTAATTGACTTTAATGGTAAAAATATTTGGGAAAATCATACAATTCTAGGAGAAGCTGGGTTTTATGTATTTCCTGGCGAGCGTGATAGCTTTGGATGGCTAACTGGATGTATTCAGACTAAGAAAGGAATTATTGTATATGGTTAGAGAGGTGGACGATAATGAATGCTAGTTCAAAAATATTAAATATGAGCCAGACATGCAAAGGATACTCTCCGCCAAAATTAAAGGCACGTATTCTAAATGCTGGTAAGAATTTACATCCAGTACATTTAAGACAATGGATGGATGAAATTTATCCTCGATATAGTAAAAATTGCGGAATTGCGGAGCCTTTAGCCCCACTTGTTCGAACAGGTCGTGTAACAGAGAATATTATTCACCATGCTGCGGAAAAAATCAACCCTGTATGGGCAAAACAAATAGTTAATAGAGCAAACAGTGGAGATTTTCTTGTAGGGGGCAGCAGCAGCAGCAGAAGCAGGAGAAAAACAAGAAGAAGAAAGGGAGTGAGGAAAACAAGAAGATCAAGAAATCGCTCCTAAACGGACCTAATAAACTCCCAAGCCATATCTGTACATATAAGTTTCCAGATATTATCCTGTTGGTATAGTTTATCACGATTTTTTAGCAATGGGAAACAATGAAGAAACTCATCCATTTCCAGAAGTTCACAGAATTTATAGAGAACATAGTGGTATGATAAAAAATTGCGGCGTGTCTTGGGACAGTGTTTCTGGAAGGAAGGTTGGATCTCCTTAAACATATGGCGTAACTTCTCCTCAGTTTCACGATTCATAATTGGCGCATTATTTCCATTCAAACGATAAATAATTGTTGGAATATGTTCATAATATTTATTATACTTCAGTTTACGAAGTATTTCACGTAATTTGGGAATTTTTAGATTATTAATATCTGTAATACGCTCTTTCTTTAGTTCAATAAGAATATTATCAAATACTTCCTGTGGAATATCAGTACTTTCTTTCGCTTGGAATTGCGCAAGAAGTTCATTAAAATGGTTGATACGTTTGTAAGCATAATAACTTGTTTCACGAGGTGGATCCTTATAGGATGGCCTGTCGCTGTCCATGAGAATAAACTCTTGATTTCCACATTCAGGGCAGTTAAAAAGAGCCTCATTTGAGGAGAATATCATTTCTTCCCCACAAAACTTACAATCTCCTGTAACCTCTTCAATTTCTGAAACAACTTTCTTTTTGAAGTTTCCATCTACTATTTCTAGATACTGTTCAAGAAGTGTTTCGCGCCCCTGCGCAGGAATAGTAGTAGTAGTACAGTTATCTTCAACATAGATTCCATCTTTCTTTGCAGCCTCTGTAAGGACAGATAGAATATTGCCAGGCTTTGATTTAGAATGCTTACTTTTTTCAGTAACTTCTCCAGATGCGATTTTATCCTGAATATCATAATAGTTAAAAAGAATTCCACCTGTTTTCAAGAAATAATCATAAATTGGTTGATCATTTTTCAAAGAGGATATCTCCTTTTCAATTATATGAAGACGTGTTTCATATTGCCCAACAAGAATTTCGTCATTACATACATTGATTAATTCAAGTAATCCATCTCGTTCTAGATATAGCCCAGAGATATCCTGAATCTTTATTTTAATTGAATCAAGTTGTGTTCTATGATACATATCAAGAGTAGTTCTTTCTTCAAACCCATTCTTTTTCTGAGGTTTAGATTTATCCTTTTCAGAGCCCTTTATTAATTTCTGTTCAACTAAATCTGTATAATTCTTGAATAATGACATTAATAAATAATTCTAGCTATTTTTTAGACCCTGGAAAGACAGCCTAAATATTGACCTCTTCCAACTAAATAATGGTTCGAATTCAAACATATACAATTGATTCTCATGAGGCAAAAACAGAGTTATGTGTTTTTGGGGAGACAACTGATAAGTCACCCCATAATGTATGGCTACACTATCATAAACATCCTTATACACCTATTTACTCACTCCTGTTAGGGCCTTACAGGAATAAGGTGATAAAATTTTGTGAGATTGGCATTGCGGGGGGAGACTCAATTAAAATGTGGAAGAAGTATTTTCATGAAGATACTATTATCTTTGGAATGGATGTTTCTCATGGATTTCTAGAGATGTTGAAAGAGAGGGGATATTCAAATGTATTTCCTATATATATTGATGTTACAAATGAGGAGTATATGAATGAAACATTAAAAGAAATTGATACAACATTTGATATTATATTAGATGATTCTGACCATAGTATAGAAAGCCAGCGAAAAGTTGTGAGGAGTTTTTTGCCCTTTCTTAAGGCTGGTGGTTTGCTAATAATTGAAGATGTAAATCGGTCGGAATCGGCTGAAAAATACGAGGAGTATTTTGGTGAGGAACTACTCAATAATTTTGAATCTATTTATTATATAAAAGCAGAACATAAGAACAGATTTTCTGGTGATTATAACAATGATAGTCTCTTAATATTCATTAAAAAATAAATTACCCTTCCGGCTTGGGTAAGCGCATAAATTTATACCGCTTGCCGAGATTTTTTTTCTAAATCCTGGGTATAGAAATCAAATGACAGGTGGTGGTTTAATGCAGCTCGTCGCGTATGGCGCCCAGGATGTTTACCTGACCGGTAACCCCCAGATTACTTTTTTCAAGTCGATGTACCGTCGCCACACCAACTTTGCCATGGAGTCCATTGAGAACCCTTTCAATGGTTCGCCCAACTTTGGCAAGCGCGTGACCTGCACCATCCAGCGCAATGGTGATCTGATTCACCGCATCTACCTCCAGGCCACCCTGCCCCAGGTTGCTCTCCTGGCCGCTGATGGCACTGGTGCCCAGTTCCGCTGGCTCAACTGGGTTGGTCACAATCTAATCAGCTCCGTTGAGCTCGAGATCGGTGGCCAGCGCATTGATAAGCACTACGGCGACTGGCTCCACATTTGGAATGAGCTAACCCAGGAGGCCGGCAAGCAGGCCGGTTACGCCAAGATGGTGGGTAACGTGCCCCAGCTGGTGAATGTGCTCCAGCAGGGCGCTGAGGGCTGCGATGCGGACTGCTCGTCTGGCGCGCCCAACACTCTGATTGAGGCCACCAGCTGCGCGCCTGAGTACACCCTGTACATTCCCCTGCAGTTCTGGTTCTGCCGCAACCCTGGTCTGGCGCTCCCTCTGATTGCGCTCCAGTACCACGAGGTGCGCATCAATCTGGAGTTTGATGACCTGCGCAATCTCTGCTGGGACGCCACCCCCAACGCCACAAATGGCTCCGTCCACGCCGTCCGCGACCGCGTGGCCCAGACTGGCCTGGTCGCCGCGTCTCTGTACGTGGACTACATCTACCTGGACACTGATGAGCGCCGCAAGTTCGCCCAGGTCTCACACGAGTACCTGATCGAGACCCTCCAGTTCACTGGCGG